ACGGGAAAGCCGTCCCGGCCCGGCAATGGCTGGTGGACGGTCTTGTGCCTCAAAAGACGGTAACGCTGTTCAGCGGCGACGGGGGCACGGGCAAGAGCCTGCTGGCCCTGCAACTGGCGGTCGCGGTATCGACCGAGCGGGCATGGATCGGCAATCCGGTATCGAAAGGCCGGGTGATTTATATCAGCGCCGAAGACGACGACGACGAATTGCACCGTCGCGTTGACGATATTTTGCGGGCTGAGGGGTGCAGCTATAGTGCCCTGGCGGGCCTCACGTTGCGTTCACTGGCGGGCGAGGATGCGCTCTTGGCTGTCGATAGCCAACTCGCCTTAATGAAAACGGCGCTGTTCGAGGAACTGGACGCGCGGGCGGCTGAGGATACCCCGGCGCTGATCGTGATCGACACCTTGGCAGACGTGTATCCCGCCAATGAGAACGACCGGGCCAAGGTCAGGCAATTCGTGGGCATCCTGCGCGGTCTGGCGCTCAAGCGTAAATGTGCCGTCATGCTACTTGCGCACCCGTCTTTGACCGGCCTCAACAGTGGCACGGGCACGTCAGGATCAACCGCATGGAACAACTCTGTGCGGTCGCGGCTCTATCTGTCTCGGATCAGTGACAACGGCTATGAGGCTGACCCGGACGCGCGGGTGCTGACCACGATGAAGGCCAATTATGGGCGCATCGGTGGTGAGATCAATGTCAGATGGCAGGCCGGTGTGTTCGTCGCTCAGGCGTGGCCCACGGGGTTTGAGGCGCTGGCAGTGGGTGCCAAGGGTGAGCGGGTATTCCTTCAGCTACTGGATCAGCACATCGAGACCGGTGTGCGCGTGTCGCAATCTGGCGGACGCAATTATGCGCCCAAGCTGTTCGCAGAGCATCCTGACAATGAGGGCTGCACCCAACGTGCATTCCGCACGGCCATGTCCAGCCTGTTCGCCCGCAAGACAATCACAATCAGTGAGGATGGCCCGCCGTCTAAGCGCCGTTCATTCATCATGAGGGCGGCACAATGACATATTTCCAACCCCCTGCCATAGTCGTTCCAACCCCGTTCCAACCCCCTGTTCTTACACAAAGCCATATAAAAGGGGGGGTTGGTAGCCCTTGGGGCGCTACCGCCCCTCTTGGTTCATTGCGTCACTGCGTCAGTAAATTACTGGAAGGCATCCGTGCCGCGCCGTCGATGGTCCCAATGCCCCTTTTCCATAACCCCCCAGGGGGCGCGGGGGTGGGTTATGCGTTCGCGCTGTGCGACTTAGGAAAAGTCGATAACTCAGTCAAAAAGACTAAGTGCCGAACACTGCATCCCAGCATTTTTCACCGCATTGCTAATTCGGTGCACATTAAAAATAATATCTCTGCTTGGCCTGTTCAATTCTTGCAAAGAAGCGGTGATCGTTGGTTCGTATCCCATGCCATAGCTGCTTACCAGGAAGCTATTCAAGAAAATGCCCTCCTCTTGAAAGGGCGCGGTAAGGCGAAGCGTCTTACGGTCTTCCAGAACCTCAAATTCTTTGTCCCATACCACCGGTGTACCCGAAAAAGAAAAACTGACTGTAGTCCTGTGATCAGGCCCAGCATCGGGTTCACAGTTACTTTGTATAAGCAACGAAAGCTGATCGTCGTAACATTTCAAAGTAAGTTTTGCAGGCTCAATTCCGCACCAGTCTCCCGCAATCGAGGTTGTCGAAATCCTTGTGACCAGCACGTCACCGCGCTCGTTTTCAATTTTCCATCCCGGAACTTCATGCGCCAAAATACTTCCGGGCACTGTTGCCAAGAAAGCAAACACCAATCGAAGCTTCATATCTCGAACGCGCCTTCCGGTTTGGTTTCAATTTGGAGGTCAGAATAATGAAGGCACCCACCAAAGCAACCCGATTCCTTGAGAGCCTGAGTATCCCTGAGGGGCCGAAGGCTGGCCAACTGATCAAGCTGGCACCGTTTCAAAAGAAGTTTGTCAAAGGCGCGTTGGCTGATGATGTGAACGTGGCGGTTCTGTCAATAGGTCGCGGCAATGCCAAGACGGCCCTGTCTGCTGGCATCGCCTTGGGTTCGGTCATGGGCAAGTGGGATGAGCAACCCCGGCGTGAGATACTGATTGCGGCTCGGACACGGGATCAAGCGCGGATAGCTTTCGACTTTGTGGTCGGGTTCATGCGGTCCTTGTCCGATGATGAACAGGCGCTGTTCACCGTCCGGCGTTCACCACGTCTTGAGATCGAATATGAAGGTGATAACGGCGGGCATTTCATCCGGGCCATTGCTGCGGATGGTAAGTCTGCGCTTGGGTCTGCCCCTACGCTGATCTTGATGGACGAAAGAGGCCATTGGGCTGCTGATCAGGGTGACGCTCTGGAACATGCGCTGTTGTCCGGTATGGGCAAACGTGGCGGGCGGGCGTTGATCATTTCAACATCGGCGGCGGATGATGCGCACCCCTTTTCTGTGTGGCTTGATGAGGATGCACCGGGCATCTACCGCCAAGAGCATCGCCCGTCACCCGGCTTGCCTGCGGATGATCTGGAAAGCCTCAAAGAAGCGAACCCCGGCGCGGCGGCTGGTATCGGATCCTCATTGGAATGGTTGCAGGGGCAGGCACGGCGGGCGATTGCGCGCGGCGGTAGCACTCTGACAACCTTTCGCCTCTATAACCGCAATGAGCGGGTTTCTGGAGAAACTCGTGACGTCCTACTGACGGTTGACGAGTGGCTTGCGTGTGAGTGCAGCGACCTGCCCTCAAGACAAGGGCAGGTCGTGGTGGGTATCGACCTCGGCGGGTCTGCGTCTATGACGGCAGCGGCGTTCTACTGGCCGGAGACGGGGCGTCTCGAAGCCCTCGGCACCTTCCCGAGCAAACCGAATTTGGCTGACCGTGGCGCAAACGATGGCGTTCAGGGTCGCTATGTTGAGATGAACAGGCGTGGCGAACTTTCCACCCTTGGTGATCAAACCGTCCCGATTGCGCCGTGGCTGATCGAGGTGATGAACCATATCGAGGGGCAGCCTGTCGCGGCGCTTGTCGCTGACCGATACAAGCAATCCGAACTTGGCGAAGCGATTGAGCGGGCGGGCATCCGTTCCCCTGTGATCTGGCGTGGCTTTGGCTTCAAGGACAGCAATGAGGACTGTGAGCGGTTCCGGCGCGCGGCTTTCGACGGCAAGGTGCTGACTACTGCATCCCTGCTGCTGCGGTCTGCGTTTGCGGACGCTGTGACCCTGCGCGATCCGGCAAACAATCTAAAACTGGCAAAGGCACGGTCCACGGGCCGGATTGATGCGGCGTCTGCAACGGTCATTGCGGTGGCTGAGGGCGCGCGGATCATGGGCCGTCCATCACATAAAGGAGGGCGTATCGCATGGGGATGACTTCAACGGCAACGCGGCTGATCAAACGGTTCGGGCAGGCGGCAACACTCATAAAACCGGGCCCACCGGCTGGCCCGCCGTGGGCACCTATGCCCGGTGTGCCGGTTAATCATTCCGTGACGGTCGCGGTGACGAATTACACGATTGAGGAAATTGCCGGGCTGTCCATCGCTGGCGATGACCTGCGGGTGTTCATGACGGCGGGCGTTGCACCGAACACGTCTGACACGCTGACAATCGGCGGGGTCAACTACGGCATCCACCGCGTTGGCGTCCTGGGGCCGGATGGCGTTGTGATTTGCTACGAATTGCAGGTGCGGCGATGAGCAAGCTGCGCAACGAATACAAACGGCATAGCGCCAAGGTCACGCGCGGCCCGCGTTGGAAGGCTCTGCGGATGCAGGCGCTGGATCGTGACGGCTGGGCTTGTGTCCAGTGTGGCACCCATAAGCGGCTGGAATGTGATCACGTTCTGCCAGTCCGGGATCGGCCTGACCTCGCCTATAGCCTCACCAATTTACAAATTCTCTGCGGCGCGTGTCACGCCCGGAAAACCCGAATTGAGGTGGGGCACAAGCCCCTGACCCCAAAGCGTCAGCAATGGCGCGATCTGCTGCGAGATATGCAGCGAAACCCTACCGAGCAAAAGGAAAATCACCATGCTTGATTCACTGAAAATCACCCGGCGTCAGTCGGAAATCCGTCAGCAACTCGCTGGCCTTGTGGGCAAGGACGCGCCCACTACGGACGAAACCCGGTCCATGGAAACGCTGGATGCAGAATATCGCACCAACGAAACCCGGTTCCGGGCTGCGCTGGTGTCCGAGGATACCGAACGCCGGGAAGCCGGGGCCGCACTTGAAACCCGTTCCGAAAAGGAATGGAATGCGATCATGTCCGGTTTCGAGATGCGCCAAGTCGCGCTGTCTCTTGACGAAGGCCGGGCCCTGTCTGGCCAGACGGCAGAGATCGTCACCGAACTGCGGTCGCAAGGCGGTTATCGCGGCATTCCCGTGCCCTATGCGGCGCTTGAAACCCGCGCGGGCGAAACCATTGCCAGCGGCACCCCTGATCCGATTGTCACCCGTCCACTGATCGAGCGTTTGTTCCCGGCGTCTGTCGCGGCGCAGATGGGCGTCCAGATGATCAATATCGGCACCGGCGGGCAGGAAACCCCTGTCACCACGTCTGCAATCTCTGCGGGTTGGCAGGCAACCGAACTCGGCAACGTGCCCGGGCCGTCTGCCTACACGACGCTGGACCGCCCGTTGAAGCCTGATCACACGTTGGGCATCCAGATGCGGATCAGCCGCAAGACGCTGCTGCAATCTGGTGCTGCGCTGGAACAGGCAATCCGGCGCGACATGGCGGGCGCGATGCAACAAGAGATGGACCGGGCAATCTTCAACGGTTCGGGGTCCAGCGGCGAGCCTACCGGCGTATTCACCGGCGCGACGGCTTGGGGCATTGCTGAGACTGATCTGAGCGCGGCGGCGTCCTGGGCGGCTATCCGCACTGAGGTTGTCGCGTTCATGACGGCCAATGCGGCAACCGGTCCCGGCGCGGTGCGCCTGTTGATCCGTCCAGAAGTCTGGGACGCGATGGATGGCGCGTTCATCAGCGGCACGGCAGTGACCGAGTGGGAGCGGCTGACGAAATACATCAGCACGGTTGTCATGTCGCACAATGCCTTGCCTGCACCCGCCGGAACGCCGTTGGAAAGCAAGGCGCTGCTGACAACCTCGGCGGGCGGTGTTGCGCCGGTGTTCGTGGGCCTGTGGGGGGCGGTCGATCTGATCCGTGACCCGTATGCCGATGCGCAATCTGGTGGCCTGCGCCTGACTGCATTGTCCACGATGGACACCACAATCAGCCGCGCGGTGCAGACCCGCGTTCTAACGGGCATCCAGTGATGTTGACCGGCTTTGCCCACGGCGGGCTTGAACTGCGCCGCAAACCGGACGGATCGGCCCGCCTGCAAGGCCGGTTTCCCTATAACAGCCGCGCGGTCCTCAGTGATGGGGGCCGCATGGGCCGACCGCGTAAAGAGCAATTTGCACCGGGGGCGTTCCGGCATTCCGTCGAGACGGACCAAGAGGTTCATCTGCTGGTGGGCCATAGCTTCGACCGCCCCCTTGCCAGCCGGGGCGCGGGCACGTTGCTGCTGGATGACACGCCTGAGGCGCTGGTGTTCAACGCGACGATTGCGGCTGAGATGATGCAGGTCAGTTATGTGTCTGACGTGCTGGCGTCCCTCTCGGCGGGGTTGATCGTGGGTATATCGCCGGGGTTCCGCATTCCACCGCAACAGACGGTCCCGAACGCTGAGGAAGTGACGGAGGAAGACCCAAGCGAAGGCCGCGCAATGATCCGCACAATCTTCGAGGCGATCTTGTTTGAACTCTCTCTGGTGTCCCGTCCCGCCTATTCGGAGACGGAAATCGAGGCGCGGAATTGGGGCGTGTGTCCCAAGTTGGATAACACCGATGGCCTGCACCGCACCCTAAGCCGTTGGAGGGCGTGATGATTGATCTGATCAAACAATTTGAAGCGGTCCCGGCTGACTATCCAACGGCACCGGCGGGCCTGTCTACGGCGGCGGCGGCGCTTGATGCTGCGATGATCTGGGCGCGGATTGAAGCCTACACCTCGCACCGATGGACCGTGCGGGAAGTGGTGTGGACGTTGACGGGCGGCGGTGGCGATCAATTCCACCCGCGTCTGGTGCCCATGGTGTCGCGTGTGGCGCATGTGTGGACTGGTGAGGCATGGGAAGCCCTGACGCTGCTGGACGGGCCTCTGGGCATCTGTCTGCCGCGTGACGGCACCTATCGGATCACGGCGCAGGTTGGCGCTGGTGATGTGCCTGCGCCTGTCTCTGAGGCGTTCCGGCGGTTGGCTGAATATCTGGCCGATGATCCGGGCACGGCGGGGGCGTCCCGGACGTCTGTGGAGATCGGACCTATCAAAGAAGCGATGGACCGCAACCCGGCGTGGGTGGCCAAGGCGATGCAAAATTCAGGCGCTGGCGATCTGCTGCGCAATTACAGGAGGGCTTGAATATGTGGCCATTCAAACGAAAAGAACCTGCCATTGAACACCGATCAAGCGGCACGGGCTACACCACGCAGGTGATGCAGGCGCGGGCTGATTATATCAGCGGCGTGGACGGCGTGGCCGAACTGACGGGCACGGTGCAGGGGTGTGTGAGCCTCTGGGAGGGTGGCCTGAGCCTTGCGGACGTGGACGGCACCGACATGCTGACACCGCGCGTCCTGGCCCTTGCGGCCCGCGCCTTGGCCATGCGTGGTGAGGCGGTGTTCGTGATCAGCGACACCGGCCTGTTGCCCTGTTCCGATTGGGATTTGACAACGCGCTATTCCAAGCCCGTGGCATACCGCGTCGGTATCCCTGACACCGGCGGCGGCACCACGCAAACGGTGCTGGCGGCTGAGGTGCTGCATCTGCGGATCGGGGCCGATATGTCCATGCCATATGTCGGCACGTCACCCCTGCGGCGGGCGCGTCTGACGGCTGGCCTGTTGCAGACGATGGAATC